CCTCTGATGTTCCGCTGTTTAATATACTCTCAACATTATCACCTATCCACCAATCGTACATGCTATTATAATCAGCAGAGGACACCATTGTTTTACTTAGAGTATACTTTCTCCTCTCACATGAATTATCTCCATTACCTGTTCCCTCTCTAACAAACTTAAAGTCTAATATAATCCTACTTCCCGCAGGCACGGTATAATCAACCCACGCCGAAGTAGAGCTATCGTATTTGTTCATTGGGTATATAACAACAGGTGCTGTTGGTGTTCCTGTGCCATGTTCGGACACTGTAATTGCACCCGGTGCTACTACCGCATTCTCATCCACAACCACAGAAAAGTCATTAGGGTTCATCTTCATATAAGGGCCGGCCGGCGCATCAATACCACCCGCTGTAGTTATAAATCCTGCCTGCTGACTTGCCTTCTCTAACACGGTTGCATAAACGCAAGACGTTGTAGGTCCTGCTGAGTCAGCCTTTACAATCAACCTATCGCCCTGCTCAACCTTTCTAGAGTTCTCCCCGTCTAATAAGAAGTATGCTTGGTTGGTTAACGGATCTATAAAGAATATGTTTGAGTATATAACCTCGTATGTTTCCGTATCGGGCTTTATTACAAACTTATATCTCTTAGCCCAAGCAGGAGCAATCTGCTCAACGGGTATCGTTACCTGTATACTGTTTTTAAAAGCAGACTTACTACACGGCACATGTACATTATTAGATGCACTAACCAACGCAGTGGTAGCCCTGTTAAAGTCGTCCATGTAAACAATACCAATCTCATACCCCCTATTACTATGCAAGCTCTTTGGAGTGGCCGCCTCTTGATACGAAACCTCTGAGTTAATTATCTCATAGTACTCATACGCTTCATATACAGGAGTAGTTAAGTCGTCAACAAATTTCATTGCCACTAATTCAAAACCAATGGTTGTGGATACAGGACTGCTGTATATGTATATAGGTTCATTAACTGCGTTTATACCACTAGCATACTTAAACACCGGCGGTGCTCCCGCTAAAGAGTTAGGTATCGAACAGTTAAACTTATCGGTTAATGTGTTGCCATCACACGATGTTGGCCCAAGTAACGGGTCGTATACAGGCTTAATGTTTAAGGCTGTACCAACTGCGTTCTGAAACTCAGGGCTAGTAGCCATTGCGTATACAGAAGGATATGTATTAGGCAAGAAAAAAGTAAAATTAATAGTAATATTACTAGTGGTCATAGAGGGAGTCACAGTACCCGTAAACGAATTATGCCTAAAAGTTATGTCTATAGATAAAGACCCTCCCTCGTTTAATGAAATACCTGCCAAATCCGTGTAGACAACTGAATTAGGAATTGTCTGAGGTCCGTCTATATTATAAACAACACTATCAGTCCCGGAAGGAAGGTCCGTAAAACCTACACTGCTTGATATTAAGTCAACAAAATAATCAAACTGCACAGGACTTCCATTCTTATCTATTAAGTCGTATCCCTCTACATAATTCCCGTACATCAACCTGTTACCCATGATTGTCTGCGCCTTAGCAAACCTAGGCACGTTGTCGTACAGCCTAAGTATTTCAGCTTGAGGGAGTATAGTAAAAATCTTACTATTAGTAAAAGTAAACGTCTGATAAGTATCATCTGTCAATCCTAGTTCGGCTTTATCTAACTTCTCTATAACCTTTATAATATTACTATCAGCACCCTTAAACAATAGGTCAATACCCACAACAAGAACACCGCCCGTGTTATATGTAACCTCGTATGAATTATAAAAGTTTACCATACCCTCGTTCAAGAAACTATCCGCACTAAAATTAAATCCACTAGGGACAAATATTGGTGCTGACCATTGAGATATGGCTGAGTACTCACCGTCGGCATACTTATACCTATAAGCAAAACATATAAATCTTTCCTCCAAATAGTTATCCTCGCTATTAGTAACAATTGGTATGGTAGTAGGCGCCTCAATAGGTGGCTTTTTAATCACAAGAATAGACTCAGCACTGAAACCATCATCAAAAGTAATAAGGGCAGGCACAGGATAACTCCTTGTCACGTTTATAAATCGTGGTGCGTTATAGTCGTCCGTGAAGAATAATAGGTCACCTATGATACTAACGCCCGTGATTAAAAACTTATCGTTGAAATTTAGGGTAGTGTTAGTAGGATTACCGGGATCCTTTGCGCTTATGATGTGGTACGTAACTATGCTTGAGAACACGTTTATAGACATAATCAAATCAAGCTTACCCGTAGGGCTCGCCGTAAAATCAGGGTCGTGCACAAACCAATATATAGTCTCCCTAGCACTGTCCTCTATAGCACCTATACACCTAGCGTCTGCGCTTAATGGCGTGCCGTCATAGTAAGCCAACGCCGTCATAGGCACGTTACCCTTACTGTTCTCGATGACACCATACTCAGAGTTCTCGGTAGACCCCATCCTAATATTCAAGGCGTCGATATACTCACCGGCAGGAACGACTCGTTCGTCCATGACCTTGTTCATCCTACCCGCTAAAAAGTTTCTTGTGAATTTTGCCATGTTATTTAATTATCTTGTCCATACCCCTCATGTTCATCAACAACCTGCCGGGATGAATGTTGCTTATTCTAATCTTTGCGTTACTTAATAGTGCTCTTCGTTTTTTTCTAGCACGGGTGATCACGTACTCCTGTACACCAATCTTCGAACTAAGTATCTCGTACTCTATGGCAGCATACACATAACTCTCAAACAACTTATTGACGGTTATCAACGAGTTATCCCCACCCTCCATTCCGTCGGACACGTACTCAAGTATACACAGTTGGCCCGACATACCTGAGTCAAAGTTTATCACACCCGCCTTACTGTCGATATTAAACGTAGGGTTCCTATTAGCGGTCTCGGTCTCTAGACCATATCTAGTACCGATGCCGTAGTCGAAGAACCAATTGCCGTCCATGTTGTAGCCATACTGCCCGTCAAACTGATTGCCCGGGTTAAGGTAGATAGTCTTCTTGATACCCGTGATCCTATCGTAGTCTATCGTAGAGTTCTCGGGCTGTAATGGGTTACCATTAATGTCGAATAATATCCTAGCGTTGTTGTCCTGTAGGTAGGCCCTAGAAGATAGCGTCTGAATATTTTCACTGAGCGGTCTAAGTAGTCCGTCCTTATACAAAGATATCCTAACCCAATTGACGTAGTCAGACGGTAGGATATACTTTAGGTTGTCTCCAACACTAAGCTCTAATATTTTTATTTCCTTGAATGCGTCGTAGTTCAACTCCTGTATAGCACGCTTGGCGTGGAACAGGATCTTAAACCTCTCCTCGTTGTTCACCATGGAGTGATTACCCGAGTACATTAACAAGAAGTTGTTAACTATATCAAACAGGCTAACGTATTGGTACGATCCCCAATTCGCATCCTCGGGCGTGTTGCCATCATTTTCGTAGTATTGATATTGCGATAAGTAAGCCATTTGTAGTAATTTTTATTGTTATTGTTTTTGACTGAACGTCGGCTGTTCGTGTTGTTCCTGCGCTAAAGCAAACTGAACCACTTCTGTCTCACGTATAGATATACCACAGTACTGAAGTATCTTAACTATCAACTTATACTCGTCCTCGTTAGGCAACTCAAAGTCTTGGTAGTCAGGCTGTGACTGATCGAACGATGGCTCGCCACCCAAGAGTGTTATGTACGTCCACTTAGGATCCTTAGGATATCTAAAATAGGCGGCCTCTACCTGACCAATAGTGTTGATGTTGCTTGGGTACACATACATCCTGTCTGTAGTCTGAGTATAAGCCGGGTACATATTAGACGGAGCAGTAAGCAAAGAATTATTTAGCAGCGTTATCTTGCCACTAGTAACCTTCTCAGCCTCACGTGCAACCGATGAGAATATAACATAGTCGTCAGGTGTAGCCAAGAATATATCCTTCTCTAATAATAAGTTAGTTGCGTCTATAACAGCAACAACAGTGGTAGCTTTAGTGGTAGTCTTGTTCGTCA